TATTACAAGGTCCATATGCAGTAAATACTTATGGTGGTGGAGTTAGTTGTCAAGGAGCAACATTTTCAGTTTCTCCATTTTTAATGCACAGTGGCAATAATAGTGATGATCCAGAAAGTTTTGCTTCTCGCAATGGTAACTGGGGAATTTCTGCTGGTCTTAATATTCCATTAGATGGAAATCTAATGGAATTATGTAAAAAAAGAGCAGCAACTGAAATTGCCAGACAACAAGTAGAAACTGATAAGGCAAGATTGGATTTTGAACTCGTAAGATTATTAAAATGTGGTGAAGCATATAAGAATGGAGTAATGTTCCATCCAGAAAGTCCTTACTACAAAGTTTGTGCAGATGTTGTTGTGAAATATCCACGAGTTGAGGACGTAGTAAATGGAACCAATAAAACCAATTGATAATTCTAGTTTAAGACCTATAATCGGAAATAATCCGATTAATGTTCCAAATTCAAACATCAGTAAAATTGCTGGTCCCTCTGTAATTTCTACTATAGAGAAACCAGCAATTCGTGATGTTGAAGCACCAGTTGTTCGTGGGTTAGAAGTTCCTATTGTTGATGTGCCAAATACAAGAATACCGTATCCAGTCATTAATGTTCCAACTCAAGCAGAGTTTGATGCTGCAGTAAAAGCAGAAAGAGAAAAACAAAAACAGGAAGAAAAACCAAAAGAAAGAGGATTACCAGATACTAAACCACCAGAGATACCACAACAACTTATACAGAGCGTACAAGTTCCAGTACAATCTGTACAAGCAGAGATACCAGCAGACAAACCTACTACTCCAACCTTTACTATAAATGGAATCGATATTAATTTACCTGACCCTTCTCTTGTTGCTACGGCTGGTGCTGTCGCAGTAGTCACAACTGCTGCCACAATAGCATCAACAACAGTTCTGAATGCTCTGAAGAATGCAGCAGAACCCCTTATAAAAGAAGCAACAAAGAATAAGTTTAAAATTAAAATCAAACAAGTTAAACCAGTTCTACATTATGTCCTAGCAGAAGGTGGGCATGTAGATGTTTTTGAATACTCAGCAGAAGGAACTCGTTTAGTAGAGCAAGTTGATAATGTAGAACAATATATCCGTGACCAAGTTGAAATCAATGCTCTCTATGAGATTGATAATAAAATTATTATTGACGATGTAATCAAAGATAAGTTCACAAAAGAAGGCAAAGAAAGATTTAAGTCTCTCTTTGCCCCTGCTAAAAAAATTGCTAAAAAATTATCATCTAAGTTTTCAATCTGAAGTAAATTTAGAAATAATCCACACAACAATCATTGCTGGCAATTGAACTAAAACGTTATAAAAAATTTCTAGAAAGATATTATCCTTCTCTTCTTTACGTTTATCCTTTGCTGGTGCCGTGGTCATTGTGTAACACCTTAAACAAATCTTTACTATTTAACAAAGAAACATCAAATTGTAAAGATTTTTTGCTACCTTTTCGTGCGGGTCTCCTAACAAAACGAAATACTTCTGGTGGTTGTTTCTTAGGAATAGGTCTTCTATTCTCAAGCATTATACCATCATTGGTTAATAATCTTAAAACTATTAATGCATCTAAGATAAAAAGTTTCATTTCTTATTCTTTAACTTAAAAGCAGCATCACCAAGAAAAGAACCAACTGCAAGAATGAGAACTTTGGAATAGGCATCACGACTTGTACTCTCTAGTTCTACTTGCCCCTCTGTTCTAATCGCAACAGACTCAACAGCAGAAATCATCAATGCAGCCCAGATAATGATGAATAGTCTAACAATATTAAAGTAAATCACTTTTTCCTTTTTGCTAAAAGTTCATCAAAGTTCTTTTTCTTTGTTCCACCATCATAATTCCAAGCATATCCTTCAACAATCATCTGATTATTCAGAGAAGTCTCTTCGCCATTGATAAACAAGTGACCTATAATTCTCCCATATTTCTCTGTGGAATCTGGAAGTTCGGTCTTGATAAGAATGTCTTTTGCATTCTCACAACGCTTCTTCAACCAATCTTTTGATTCAAGTCCGTATTTCTTTTCGTTCGCGTCAGATGTTCGACTTTCTGGGGTATCAATACCAGCAAGGCGAATCCGTTTAGTAAGAGATATATCGAACCCCAAATCAATATCAGCGTCAATAGTGTCTCCATCGACTACCTTATGGATTGAGCGAATACGATATATGTATGGATCTTGGTTTGACATTAGAAAGGAAACTTAATACTCCCATTATTTAGTTTAGGGATAGGTAGTTTCTCAAATGCTTTGTTAACCTGCTTCTCTACAACAGTACCAACAAATGCTTCTGGATTATCTAAGATTTTCTGTGCCTTTTGGTAAGTCAGGTATGCCCCCACACCAATTGCAGCACTAATGCTCAGACTTGTGATTGATAGAATCAGACTTAAATGTTTCATCTTTCATCTCCTCGTTTGCTAACTTTAATATGTAGTAAATGATATATGCGGTGAAGGCAAGACCGCAAGACAATAATATTACAACTCCCCAGGGAAACTGATCCATCAATACTTACCTTCCGTACAATACTCTACTTTTTTATTTGGATAATATGGATACTTTCCTTCCTGTGGTTTCATATATCCACAACCAATCAACCAATCCATAGTCATTGGTGTTGGGCGAATTTGATCCCATAAAGGACCTTTCGCACACATCTCTAACTTTTCAGCAGTTACATTTGATTGTTCTTCTGCCCAGTTTGCATCTGCCTCCCAAGGAACAGCACGACTTTGCATCATTGACTCATAAGTAAGTCTTGTTTGCTTCATTATCCAAGCAGGAATTTCACTATCCTGATGAACTTGTGCCATGAAAGATGTTTTCAATCCACCACCCATACAATCCTGAACAACATGCCAACCTTCGTGACGAAGTGTTCCTAAAAATTCTCTTGGATCTTTGAGAAGAGTTTCATTAATAAAGAAACGATTATAGTTTGGTTTATATAACCCTACCGTTCTTGGAGTAAAATATCTCTCTGGTGCGACGTAAACAGGAACTTCTAGTTTATTAAGAGAAGTTACTATCCTTACAATTTCTTCTCTAAATGGATCAAAGTCTTGGTTTTTTAAGAATTGAGATTCTTCTGATAATTTTTCAATACCCTCGGTACATTCCAAAAGTATCATACAACCCATTGCCTCTAAACTGTAAGGTCTTACTGTTGGTTGTTTGGGTTCAAGTGATGCAGCAATTGCTGGAAATGATAAGGTTAGTGATAAACCGATTGCTGTTAGGATTTTTTTCATTCATCCCACCATCCTTCTTGTTTGTGAATCCAGACTTTCAAATCCTTGACATACTTTCTCAACATCTGGGCCTGTTCTTCATGCCAAAAATCACCCGTCTCCATATGAAGACGAGTGTGATTATCTATGGCTTTGAGTATATTGTGGATTGGAGCGTTCCAACACTCCCTCTTTGGAGTGTTCCATTCTCTTGGCATTTGTATTCAACAGTATAAAGTTGTCCTTTATGAATAAAATCAATTTGACATAAATTAGGTCCGATTATAATATTACCAGCAATTAAAATTTCCAGTAACATTACTTTTTCTTACCTCCATTTTTTGCCTTTTTGGCAGTTGCATTTCCAGAATTCTGCTTTTTATTATTAGCAGATCCTTTTTTACCTTTGTTAGCAGATTTTGCCATTAGAGATCTCCTCTTGAATAGGGTTTTTCTTCATCGACTTTTGCTTCTAAAGCTTCAACTCTTTCTTCAAGAGAAGTTTCTTCTTTATAACCAGTTTGAACTAATGGTTCTTCAACAGTTGTTTCTTCAACTACTGCCTCTACTACTGGTTCAACTACTGCTTCGGAAGCAGTAGTTGGAGGTGTTTCTACAAACTCCTCTCTTTTTGCTTCAGACTTTTTTTCGTCATCATCATCTCCACCTTTCTTCATAGTATTAATTCCAAATGTTGCGGCAGATGCAGTAAATACTGTTGCTATAAACGTTGGGTCCATTTTAGCAAGAGCCCCAGCATAACTTGCCGTAAGAAGTGCGGCAGACCAACCCAAAATCGCAATACGAATAATTTGGCTCATACAAGCTTCTCTTTTCTTTTGAGGGTCCATTTTAGTGAGTTTGTAGGGTTAACCTTTTTTCCAAGCTTCACCTTCTGCCTTTCTTCTACGTGCTAAACCTGCTTCTACGTTAGATCCAGGATTGCGATAGAGATATAAAGCATCTGGAACTAAGTCCCATTCTTTATTCTTCAAGCGTTTAGTAATAGTGTTAAAGTTATCACCACCGTAGAAACCAGCACCAAGATTATAAGCGAAGCTGAGCAAAGCGCCTCTTTTTCCATCTGACATTTCTCCCCAATGTGGAATTTTTCGAAGTGCAGGAAGAAACTGATTCTTACACTGGGTAATTAGCAATTCATCTGCTTCTGATTGAGTGATACTATCGCCCATTTGGAATGGTTGTCCATTCTTATCTCTAGTAGATCCCCAACCGATTGTGATTGGAAGTCCACCAGTTAGAGGGTCAGGATATGCATTTAAGTGGCATCCTTCAAATTCTTTAATTAATTTAATACCCATTTGTGGAACATCATCACCACCTACAGGTGCAGGTGAAGAAGATGCTGCAGGAGCAGAAGCAGAATCTGATGTAGATGCTGCTGCAGCATTACCCTTTTTTCCCCTATAAATCTCCGCCCAATCAATATTATCTTCAAGATATTTGACTGGTAAATTATCTTCTAACCACTGAACTGCCTTTACATGATTAGGATTTTTTTCATCATAAAATTTAAAAAAGTTATGAAGATCAATTCTTGCCATTTTTACCTCCAAAGTATTTTAGATAGAGTTCGTTTGCTTCAACATGCTTTCCATTATTTGTAAGTTCTTTGATGACTTTAAGCATCTTTGCTTTAAATTTAATCGAATATTCTTCCCCAGCCATCATTACCTCCTGGACACCAACGGTGCTTAAGAACTGCTTTGGTGTAAATAGTTTTTTTACCGTTAGTTACAGGACCAGTATAGTTATCATTCAGAGAACCATATGGATCGTTTACATAGTATCCTTTACCATCTGGAGTCTTACCGATGACTACACACATATGTCCACCAGTAGGGTTAGATAAAGAACCGCGATGCAAGATACCAATAACAACAGGTTTCCCAGCATCAAGACTCTTATCAATATCAGCAAAAGAAAGATTATAACTGAAGTGTGACTTTACGCCATATCCAGCAAGAACTTTAGTTTGAACTGCATGGTCGGTTGTATCACCAATCGCAAATACTTTTTTAACATATTCATCATCACCTTTGATGCTTCCTGGCTTGAGGAAAGCAAGGCACATAGCACATGATGAACTATTACAAGTTCTATGTGCATCTCTGTAGTTGTCTACTTGATTGAAATATGGAACTGCTAGAACTTCTGGTGTAGGTGGTTTAGTTCTAAAAATTCCAATCCATTCTGTTTCTGAATCGTCAAGAAATTGAGCAGGAAGATTATCTTCCAACCACTGAACTGCTGCCACATGGTTCACATTACCATCATCATAATATTTGAAAAAATTATGAAGATCTAATGTCATGCCTTTCTCCCGAATGCAACTAAAGTATTTATTAATATGAGTATTCTTCAATCTTATCCAATACCTTATTAAGGTATT